CCGTCTGCAATGTCTATATCTGCTGACTCGATGAACACACTTTGCATTGCGTCCGTGTCGTTGTTAAATCCGGTTTCATGTTCGAAAAGACAATAGGATGACGATGCTTCACCAGCAGCTATCGGTTTGTCTTCAATGCCCGCATCTAACCATGCGTATCTAACCAGCTTTCCGATCGACCAAGAGTTTTCGATGTAGTTGTAAATAGCGTAACGACTAATCTCTCCGGTGTCGTCTTCGATACTGGGGTAGAAAAACCAAACTTCAGAAAAGGCTGCGTTGAGGGCTGAATGACACTTGAATGCCTGACCCAAATCTAAATCGTTAAAAACATATTCTTGGACAGAGCAGGGTAGTTGCTGCACAGCGCCGTTATAAAAGAAAAACCCTTTCTTGGAAATAAAGTAAACGCCGTTTGGCGCGTTAACCGCAGCTTTGGGACCAATCAATCCAGCGCCTTCGTTAATTAAGTTCAATGCAAAAGTAAGCGGCGGTCCAATAAAGTTCATGGAGTAAAGGCTGGTGTCAGTCCAGATCAGTATTTCCTGACGAGATTTAATCCCGCCAACGATCAGGGAACCAGAGGACAATCTCACCGATCCGGCAGAGTTTGTCGACAACGGTTCAAACTCTAGTTCGTTTTCTGAATCGCTAAAGGCAACCAGCATTGGATCGATAACGCCCGTTCTAGATGACCCTGAAATGGGATCGGCTCCCAAGACAACCAAATGTCTGTCAGTTTCGCTCGTAATAACCTGCAACCCAACTGTTGGCACCAAGTTGGCGCCAGTTATTCCAGAGAGCAAAAGCGCTCTCACGCTCGTCCCGTTATTTTCTTTCCATCGATAAATGCCAGCACCACGGGGGCAAATAATAAGGTCTTCGCCATAATTGTCGTGGGTCCACAACCTGAGCTGGTTGTTAGCTGACAAAGCAGAAGACGATCCGAAGGTGCCAGCGCCCCATGTGCCTACACCCCATCCTGTGCTGACAACATAATCGTTCAAACCAACATTTATTTGATAAGCCCCGACGACGCTACTGCCTCCGTTTCCAGAGTCTGAGGCGTTAGCTGTAACGGTTGAGCCAGATGTGTCCTTCGCTGTAACTGTGTAAGCGTTCGCGCTGGTGACCAAAAGGATTTGATACTCTTGGTTTAAGACTGCGGCTGTGACGTTGCCGCCTAGACTTGATGCTCCAGAAAAAGTAACGAAGTCATTGTTCTCTGCGCCGTGTCCAGTATCGGTGACGGTAATGGTTGAGGAGCCATTAGTTGCTGAGAACGTAACATCACCAGCAGAAGTAGTTGCGCGAATAGGTGTTACGTCGTAATAAACCTGACCGTCTTCAATGTAGTATTTGAGGGTTGTGCCGACGCCAATGAAGCGAGTACCGCCCAAAGAAATCCAAGAGTGTAACGCTCTTGCAATGCCTAAAAAATAATTGGTTCCAGACTTGACCCAGCCCCCGATTTTTTCGACAGAACCTTTTCTAAATCTAACAAGGTTGCCGTCGACCCACCCACCTTCGTTTCCGTAATCAGTCGACTCTTTATCTATTCCCGGCTTGAACTGGAGATTTGATAACGGCATTAATCATGCGAGTCGTATAATTGCGGCTGTTGCATTAGCCGCAGGGAAGACAATCGTAAAATTGCCAGCGGTGGATGTTTTGTCTCCACCAAAATCCACAACACAAACAGCAGGATCACCTGATGCGCTGTCGTTATAGATCATACACGAACGAGCCGTAACGGTTGCTGTTCCAAAAGTAAGGTCGCTGAAATCGCACAAAGCCGTGGTGCCGCTTGACGTTGGAGTGACAGAAGTTAATGCTGAGCCACCGCTTGAGTAGTTAGTGCCACTCGCCTCTTGACTAGTGCTGAATGCAGTAGTGGTCGCTCCCATGGTTGCGCTGCTCGTATAGAGAGCGAGCTTGAAAGTGTTACCGGTTGTGGCAGTAAAATTATGTACTCCCTTTAAAGCCTCAACCTTAAAACTTGTGCAGATGGCAGATGTCGTAGCGATGGCGCACCTCCTAATTCCAATCTAATTGTTTCACAATATTAGCCATATCATGATGGCCTTGCTTATTCAACAATCCCACAATTGTGGTTCGATCACTAATGATCGCATTGCGAATTACACCCAAGTTTATCTGATAAATGTAATCTTTAAAAGCCAAAGCTTGTTGGCGAATATGTTCTGGAGCTTGCTCTGAAATTCCACATATTTTGTTGGTTAATTGGTGCGCCCAAAACTCTGGATCGTGGCCTTTGTTTGTAGTGGTAGCTACTTCTAAATCACCTAGCTTTAAAAAGCTGTCATCCGTCAGTTTATCCACGATAAGGCTCTGGAGGTTTCGGTCGCTTGTCAGGTATTTCCAAGTTGTTTTCAGCCAACCTTTGATCCAGCTCAGAAGACTTGCAAGTAAGCCACTTGTCTTTGTTCGGAACAGCGACCATTGGGTCAGCCAACCTGTGATAACCGTAAAGCCTGTCTCTAAGAACTACATTTTGATCAAGCAAACTTGATCTCTGACTGCATCCGATCGCTATGTTTTTTTCAATACATTTGGCAAGCCAAAATTCAACACAAGCTCTTCCCGCTTCCGCAAAATGCAAATTGTGTTCATAACTGTAATCAAGACCAAACAGGTTGATTTCAGCTACCTGATTCCAATAGGCGAAAGCAATCGCAAATGGAACTGTGTTATTCAGGTACGCACATTTGCTGTAATTAATTACCTCGTCAAGCGGGTACTCCACAGCAGCAGGAACCCTTGCGTCCAGCTCGCATGTGTAAATCGGTATATCCAGCTTGGGTAAGGTCTTCCTCATGATTTCGGTTTGACCTCCTGCGTCGTCAGTATCTAAAAACCGACTTGCTGGGTCCATCATGAAAAGACGGTCCACCTGAAGCACGGTCGCAACAGCGTTGATGCCCCACACCTCATCCCATTCAACAGAATTTTCTCGACCAATGATGTAGTCGATTTGTGAATTGCCCAAACCGACAATCGCAATGCGTTTGCCCTTGAGCGACTTGATCGGACGCACTACGTTATGCCAGTGCGTAAAAGGTCGTACCTATATTCGTCACGGGTTTCTCTCCCGCTAGATAGATTTCTCATGCGTTCCACTGCCTCTTTAAATCTAAGTTCAAAATTACCAATTACATCAGCAGACTCTTTAAGAAATACAGCGCCCTCGACAAGAGATCCATAAAGCAAAGCGTCTGGGTGATCTGTTGAAAGTATAGTTGTTCCAGAGTCTGAACCTACGGTCAAACTAGCTGGTTTGTGCAAGTAATGCAGCTCCACCGTGTAAGCTGCATCAGGTATCGGAGCCAGCTCAAAAGCGGTTTCGTCAAACAAGCTGTAATATTTTGGTCTGCCTGTTGTCGCGGTTGAGCTTGAATATTCTTTGATAAAGCTTGGATGCTTAAAATCCAAATAGTGATATACGTTGGAAGAAATTACAGCCAAGCTAAAAGGTGCGTAAAAATCGCTAGGCGTTGCCAAAAACCGATTGGTGTTAGCTGTTGCGCCCTGCACGTTTTTTCGCTGCTCAGGCAACTGAACCATTTTGAATATACGACTTTCAGACTCCTTGATAAAAGTCGGAAGGTTGTTCGTAAAAGTTGTTTCAGTCGACTCAAGATAATCTTGAATAGCTGTCTTTAAGGTTGCGTAGGTGAAACTCATGTGGTTACCGTTACTTCCCCGACTCCTGATGTAATTTCAAACGTGTCAAGCTTAGTGCCTAAGATACCATCACCCACGTTGGTGTAAACCACAAAAAAGTTGTTGTCTTCTACTGAATCTGGTCGAGCTTCCTTGATCGCTTCTGGATCGACAGGTGTCGGCTTGGGGTCTAGCTGGGGGTGCTTTGGAGACCATTGGTCTGGACCAACTATCAGCCCGTCCCAAGTCTTTTTCATTTCTCTACGACGATACCTGAATCCGGTTATATCACAGATTCCATAAGCTTCTTTGCCCTGAGCAAATGCCATGACTATGCGGTGTTATAACCAGAAAGGTTAGGAGCGATCGTAAACGGCGCCCTTTCTCTGTCTTGTGATAGAGCGCGTTCAAACTCTTCTTCGTATAACGCTTTCAACACTTGTATTCTGTCAGGCGCTCGCTTCAAAGCCATGTAGTAAGCCAGACCTGCTGCCAAGCACGGGTAAAAACGAAAAGGCAGGTCCATTGTGTTAGTTGCTGCGTCGGCGTCGTCCATGCGTGTAAGAACATTCATTACAACTGTGTACTTGCTCGACTGATCTGGCACAGGGTAAACAGTAATTGTGGGCGTCAACTGCTTGTTGACAAAAACCTGATTTGGTTTTCCTGTCGTGCCTTTTGTGGATATGTGGGAGTACTCGCTTCTGCTCATTCTAGACAGCGGGACATCAGTTTCTACGCTGTTAACAGTTTCTCTAACGAAGGCGTCCAATACATCAATCGGAGCTGTCGCGTTGCTTGTATCAATGTTGTAAGTTCCCGTGTCCTTAACCATGGCTACTGTTTTTTCTGCAACAGTCCATTGGTTTAAGCCTCGGTTAGCCCACTCAGCAAGCATCAAATTTAGGGATCTTGTAGCGGTCTTGAGATCGTAGCCGGTCCTAAGCTCTAAGCCACAACGCTCAAAGGCTTCTTCAACGTAGATAGCTACATCTGGTTCAAAATCTTTGCTTCCACTTACAGCCATTACTTTTTCTTCCTTCGACGTCGCTTTTTGCGAACAGGCTTTTCAGGAGTATACAGATTATCAAAAACTCGATTGACATCCAATGTGTAATCCAGCTCGCTTTTTGAGTAATGAATGTGTTGGCTTGGCTTAAAATCTGGTGCGCCTTCACCTACAGTAAACCATGCTGGATGAGTAACTCTTACACGATTATTGGGAAGTGCCACAATATTACCTGTCCATTTGCCAGCATCGAGCAGCTCTAAAACGTGTGACTGTTTGTGCTGCGCTGGATCGTCTGCGATCTCGTTCTCAGCATAGTCAACCGTAAAATAATACTTTGCGGGATAAAACTCGCCATCGATTTTAGCAAGCCATGGACAAGGCGTCGCTCGATCAATGACATAAACCGAGTGATTGTGTGACGAGCAATCCCACGGCTGTGCTGCCCAGACCGGCATCGGCTCAGGCCATCCTTCGTAATCGGAGTCGGCGGCTAAGCCAGTAAT